GATCAAATCTCTTTTACCGCTAGCTACTTCGTAGCAAAAAATTTTTGCGCTGCGCCGCAGCTTCGCTGCTTTCACGATCTTGAGCTTGATGAAAATTCTCTGATATATACTCTATTATGATTATCCTAAACTAACATGAAAACACTACACACTTTTGGCTGTTCTATAACACAGGGACATGCACTTCCCGATGTTATACGACCACCGCTCTCAGAAGCTGAAATGGCTGCGTTGGGCCGACCTGTACATTGGTCAGATGAGCATATACTAGCACCCAGTCAATATGCTTGGCCTCAGGTCGTGGGCGATCAGTTGGGTATTGCTGTGGTGAATCATGCACGTCGCGGTGCTTGTTTTCAGCAGATTGCTCGACAGTGTGCTGTGGCAGCACCTAGCATTATGCCCGGTGATATAGTCATTGTGATGTGGACATATCTTAGCCGTGTAAGTATACAGTGGCCAGCTAGAACCTCAGTGCCTTTGACGCATCTTGTGGACACGGGTTTTTGGCGCACATACGTGAAACCGGGATTCAACAAGCTGTTTGGACTCAGTGTTTCAGATCGCAGCACTGCTGACATTGATGAACGCATCTATACCTACATACATAACAGTTCAAGATACACCTTTGATCCCCTGGGTGTCTACGACAGATACTACAACAGCCTGGTGTTACAGACCATGTGTGATGGGTTCCTTCGATCACGGGGTGCAGAAGTCATACACATGAGTGTGGAACCTGAACCATATCTTGCACAGCTTGAGGTAGCTAGATCTGAGTTAGATGAATCCCTGCAAGCACCTTATGTTATACCTGATCCCGCAGAATGGTATACGCTGGCAGTGGATCATGATAGCTGTAGAATAATACATGATCCCAGCTTGCCCACAGCAGGTTCTGATCATCATCCCAGTGTTGAGCATCACAGAAATTTTGCTGATCATGTACTGCGTCAACACAGGTTAACATCACTATGCGCATAGTTTATCATGTGCTTTCGCTGGCACCTGCGCCCTTGTTCCTGCTGGGATTTTTGTGGAGTGTGCTACAGACACCTGCGGTGTGCTCTGCGTGGCCTTACGAAATGGCTGCGATGTGGTTGGTGATGTTTGTGGCTCACTTGCCCGCTTGGATACTATTCGCTCAGCAACTGTACTTTTCCAGGAATTGAAAAGCAGCAGTGATAGCAGCCCTGTAGGGCTCCCCAACAGTTCCAGTAGTATACTTCTAATAGATCTTCGCGATCCACTATCCATACCAATTCACGGATTTTGATGCGACCTTTGGGTCCTGCTATGATAGCAGTGTAGCCGCTGGTGCTGTGTTCCATGTATTCTAGAGTCAACATAAACATATATAGCCGAAACTTTACGGTGGGCTCATGCATCAATGATATATATTCGACACTAGATTAGGAAGTACTTTATGACATTAACACAGATAATTTCTGCCAATCTCGCAGCCCTATGTTTACTATTTTTAGTCTATAATCATATTACTTTTGCTAAAATGCGAGACTGCTATAGCATGTGGTTCAAACGTGAATATTGGACTGACTATAACACAGTGGAGTTTCTATCGTGGTTTGCCAAGGCTACTATTATCGTTCCTGGCTTGATCTTTGGTATCTCAGTTTGGTGGTTGTATTTCTTTACACTGGCAACTAGCCTGACACTGATTTGGGCCAGCGAAAAGAAACTACTACCAACACTGGTAGGGTTTAACACTATCTGGGTTTGGATTTCATGTATGGTGTTAGCACAGCATCTAGTATAAATGTCTACATGAGTGACTAGTACTTTACTAACTGATCCTTATTGACCTAGCAGGTGAGGTATGAAGTAATGGGCGATTAGTGTATGTGCTTCGAGACTATAATGTTCTTCGTCAACTTTCATATTCTCGATATCAACACCTAGTTGTTCTCTAATCCACAGGTTTACCGGTGTTTCCATAATTTTGATTGCCTGCAGATCTCTAAACTTGTTAGTCAGCGGAAGATAAACCCTTGCATTCATCCTCCATAGGTACACTGGTATGTCTCTTTCTGCACACATTGCGTCGATCAAGGCAATGTCTTTGTGATAGTCTTCGTCGGTAATATGCGTTAGCAGATCGTTAAAAAGTTTAATCTGCATATAATTACGTTCATATCCCTGCCAAGGTGTTTCGCCAGTGTTGACTTCTTTATAGGGTTTGATTTTTTCTATCCAATGAGGCTTTTCATTCCACTCTATAATCTTTCCATCGATAGTTTTGTTGTCTTCATAGAGAATAAATTTATCAGACTCCGAAATCCGTTTTGTAAAATACCCCACGGGCAGGTTAGGAAATCCAAAACCCGGTGTGTCGTCTTCGGCGAGGTTACAGCCCATTACCCATCTATCCCAGTATGTGGCCTGCAGAGAAACTGCGGAAATATCCTTATGTTGTTCTAACATATGACGAATCCATCTTACATATTTTCTGTTTGGAGCACCGCCTTGTGAATACACATAGCATTGACTACTGGCCAAGTGATCGGCATATATTGTAGAGTAGTTGTTCTCGTCCCACACCCACACTTTATCAGCTGATTTGTCGTACCAATACCCGTGACAGTGGCTGTCACCGACAAACAACACCTTTCCTTTATGATTCATAATTTTACTCATACATACTTAACTATAATAGTATAACAGGTTGCTGCTGCATGGTCAATAAACATTTAACCACGATAAATAACTGCATGAACGAACAATACCTCTTAGTCAAAGCTCGCAACACCGTCACTGGACAGACAGTGAAAAACCAAGACCTCACAGGTGGTAGATTTACTCTACAACAACGTGTTCTCGCAGAAGATTCAGCCCGCCAACTAGCGGCTAAGATGACTGCAAGAACTGGTGATGTGTGGTTAGGTTTTGTAGAGTCTTATACGCCTACAGTTCGAAGCTAGTTATCTATACAGATAATTTACTGAGTCTGCGTTTTCTCTAAAAGTTATAGCACCGTTTTTGTGATGAAATCGCTGAGCCATTTCTGTTTTTGGACTCAGAGTCACAAAGGTCTTGACTTCGGGATGATCCTGCTCAATCTGTGATCTAGCCTGTGTGATCAATTCACGACCCGCGCCCGCAGCATAACTCCAAATGGTATAAAACACCGCGGTATTGGTATTGACAACTGTGTCAGCCAAATCTGTAACACTTTCGGGTATGTCTGCTAGAAACTTCACACAGGTCACTGCCAATGGTTCGTTGGCTTCGTTCTTTAACACAAATATCTGGCTGTTTGAGTTTACACGCTGTTCCGCAGGTATCTCAGGACGTACAGGGTCGTCCTTGAGCAGTCTCATGAATTCGTCTTGTAGATTATTAATGATATGTAGCATGTCAGTTCCTAGTTATATGCGTATTTATTAAATCGCCGCAAAAATCCAATTATTGGGTCTTTGCATCATTGACCTAGTAAATATTTTACTGTATAATATACATATTAACAACCACAAGGAGTCCAAATGTTAACTACTACAGGTTTAGGAATTAGTCGTAGTGCTAGTCAAATCAATTCAGCCATGGGACGTGTATATGGTCACATGATGCTAGCAGTATTGACCAGCATGTTGGTATCATTCTTAGTTTCAACTTCACCCGCAATGATGTCATTCTTTTTTACAGGTGCTATGAAGTGGGTCACAATCTTTGCACCGTTAGTGGCCATATTGGCTCTAGGGCTAGGACTTGAACGCATGAGTAAAAGCACCCTACAGCTTTGCCTATATGGATTTAGTGCGCTGATGGGTCTGAGCTTTGCTACTATATTCGTGATCTATGCCATAGGCAGTATTGTATCAGCGTTTATGGGTGCTGCTATCTTGTTTGCGGTTTTGAGCGGGTATGGTTACTTTACTAAACAGGATCTAGACAGTGTAGGCAAGTTCATGTTCGTAGGGTTGATTGCAATCATTATCGCCAGCATTGTTAACATCTTTATTGGTTCCACAGTGCTGCAGATGGTGATATCAGCTATCGCTATCATAGTGTTTCTAGGCCTAACTGCCTATGACACACAAAAGATCCGCCAAGCAGTCAGCTATGAATCCGATGGTAAAATGGAAGTATGGGGTGCGTTAACTCTGTACTTGGACTTTATTAACTTGTTCTTGAGTCTGCTACAACTGTTCGGCGGTCGCCGAGACTAATTCAAAGACTGGGCCTGTTCAAGGCTCAGTTCTTGATCTTCTAGTTCGCGGATCTTAGTCGTGAGCTGATCAATTATACCTAGATTACGCAGGATCTTAAACACTAGGTTTTCCACTGACCATTCACCAGTACGTTCTAATCCAGCCTGACGCATCTTGGTGATCTTTTCTTTTACTGTTCGTAACTTATTAAGATCTTTGGATAAAAGTGCTGTTTCGATATCATGCAGAGCGGAGTCTTTTTTGGCTTCTACTGCGCTGTCGTTGACCGTGGGTTTGACTTTCTTCGGTTCTACTACCCACGTTTGATTAACAATAGAGTACACACCAGTTGAGTGATGCTGTTCTTTTTCGCCCTGCACATAACATTCCACTGGCAGTCCTTTCACTGTGATGTTGTGCTGTTCGCTCCATAGAGCTTTTTTAGCATTGAACAGTTCGCGAGCACCTTCTCCGGGTAACCCCTTGACTATTAAGTGTAAATCTAAATCTGAGTGTTTAGTCCAGGTATAATTAGCATTAGACCCGGTCACAGTAACATCGACTACGTTTAAGTCAATTCCGATGAATTCTTCAAAAGCACCGGCAATTTTCTCAAGTTTATCAATGACTTGCAAGTCCATTTTTCCGTCTTTCCACAATTTGGGGTTTAAACGACGGTTTACAGTAATGTACTTGGATTGTTCTAAAAGGAATTCTTTTATTCGCATCCACTATTTAGCGAATATTAGGGCGAACTCTGTGCGAACTTCTGGACGATAAAATTCAGCGTAAAGACGCTGTAGACCGTCTTGATCTCGATCTAGTATCATCTGTGCTTCTGAAAGATCTTTGGAATTAATCCAACTGATAATTTCTGGATCGACATGTTGATGTATTAACGGCCACGGAATATCTACATAACCGTCGGAATAGTCGCCTATCCACTCGTGTAGGAAAATACGACTATTCTTCATTAGTATTAATATTGTTCAGCAGTTCTCGTAATTTTGATGATTCGACGGTAGCACGTACTTTACCTACAGGCACTCCATCTGTAGGAACTTCACGTTCTGCTTCTTGTAATGTAGTTTTGCGTTTAAGATTGTCGATAATGGAACTCGTGCCACGCGGTGCTGACCCTCCATGATCTTGTTCATCTTCTGGTAAGTCACTGATCTTTAGACTTTCAAGATTGAACTCTAGATCAATTTTCATACCAACACCGCTGGATGAACGTGTCTTCATTAGCTGTATTTGATAACGACCACGCTCACGCATAGCACGACTTGTAAAGATACCAAATACGTTATCAGCAGTCTGGATCTTAGATAAGCCACCGCTGATATGACTGTGGTCAAACTCTACTTCTTCTACAGCACCACGATTCAACTGTGCCGCAGTCACAAACACACAGTTCTTTTCAACTGCTAGATTACGCAATTCTTCTGATACGTACTTGTCTTTGATAAACAAATCTGCAGGCGAAATCTTCTTGCTCACTGGCATCAACAAGTCCAAGTAGTCTACTAATAGTACGTCTACTTTTTTGCCAACTTTGATTTCATATTCTTTTAAGTATGCACGAATATCATTAGCAGTCTTACCACTGGGCATATATTTGACCTGTAGCAGTCCTGATTTCTTACCAATGATCTTAACTTTCATTTCGACATCATCTAAGTCTTTAAAGATGTCTTTGGTTGCAATACCTGTGAGCATTGCATCAATACGCATACTAACTAATGCTTCTGAAAGTTCTAGTGTTAGATAAACTACATTGAGTCCTTGCAAGGCCCAATTAACACCTAAGTTAGCCAAGAACAATGACTTACCTGCACCAGACCCACCCGCAAAGATATTCAATTCTCCACGGTTCATGCCACCAAACAATCTGCGATCCATGCTAGGCCAACCTGTGCTTACCTGACCGTTCTTGTCTTTAATGCCCATCAAGCGACCACGTGGATCAGCGAAGTAGTCAGTGCCCATATCACGTGCTAGTCCAATCTGTACTGCTTCCTTGATTAATACTTCCACGGCACCGTAGTCGTTTTTTTCTAACAAATCAGCACTGGCTATGATAGCTCGCTCTAGGGCCTTGTGTTGTGTGAACTGTTCAAACTCGTCCATAAACCAATCCATGTGGCCGTCTTTGAGATCCTCAGGACGCTTAAGATCAACTCTACAAGAGGCATTGACCATTTCATAATCTGGCAATACATTGTAGTTTTTAGCATATTCATTCATGAACTCTGCCGCATCTTGTAGTTTGCGATCAAACAATGTGTGATCAAAAATGCCTTGACAACGCACAAACACTTCCGCATCTGCAAGCATTAGTTCTAGATATAATTTCTGTACTTCTGGTCCGTAATCTTTTATCATATTAATTAGTATACTTGATTTTTATATGTTTTGCAAGAGCGCCTTCCCATTTAATTCTATCTTTCGTGTGATATAACACAGCACCGATAGAACTACTAGGATCGCCAGGATTAGGCAACGACCATATCCCTTCCCAATTGTTTTCAAATAGCCTGTTAGCTTGACTATTCATAGCGCAGCCGCCCATATATACAAGATTGCAACTCTTAGTTAGGATCTGTGCTTCAGTCATGATATTTTGTATCTGTTGTTCAAAAACCCATTGCACAGCAGCAGCGATATCATATCTGTCTTGATCAGTTTGTATAGGATCGTCCCAATGCTCAACACCACGATGAAAATTATAATTTAATTGTACGATACCATCGAAATAACTCTGTATCCTACTTTGATATCTTGAGGGATCTCCCTTTGCAGCAAACTGTTGCAACTGATATTCGTCCTTGATAGGTGTTAGTCCTATTAGTTGAGTAAATGCCGAATAAAATAATCCTAGACTATTAGGATAACTTCTCGACCATAATTTTTTTAGTGTATCGCCTTGTCCATGCCAAATTGAAGCACATTCAAATTCCCCAATAGCATCTAAGACAACCACAGCAGCATCGTTAAAGTTACTGGTATAATATCCTGCCGCTGCATGACTAGCATGATGAGAAGTATAAGTTATCGGAGCATATCGGACCTGCATATTATTCATATAGACTTTAGGCAGTACACTCAAATCAAAAGCACGACGATATTGACCAGCATAGAGTTGCCTTGCTTTTTTAAGCCACGGTCTTTCATACCAAAAAATTCTATCAGGAGCTCCCCAGTTCAATGCTTTGAATTTTATTTCACTGCTGAATTCATCTGCAGGACAAAATTCATTTGACATTAATCGCCCATCTTTAAACACAGCAAGACTGCTGCCGTGATTAAGAGCGTTGATACCCCAATATATCATTTGTAAATGAATGGATCACGTTTGCGTATTTCTTCCATTCTACGTTTGAATTCTTGATGTTCTCGATATTTTCTTAAGGGGTATAACAAAAAATTAATTATTTTCTTCATAGATCCTTATCCTTTGTTCTAGTTTCTTTTTAGCCATTTTAATTTTAATTTCGCCACGTTGTGCAGTTTTTATTGCATCAACTATCACAAATAGTTTTCCGTATTTCTGCACAGCATCGGCACAGTCTTTAACATCATGATCCCAATTTGGAAAAGACACAGCCCAATCGTTGGCCATTGCACGATCTATTAAATTTAATCCAGCTTCGTCTTGATCAGGTATTACTATTATTTCATGCCCTAGACTATTAATTATCCGTGCCTGTTGTTCTGCGATATCGTTAGTGAGTAATGCTACACCACCTACTGCTAATGCGTCAAACGGTCCTTCACAAACGAACAGGTATCGTTGTTCTTCTTTCTGTGCATCTACATTGAAAACAAAATGTGGGTGTTGATCTGATAGATATTTTGGTTTACCATCTGTAACTTTACGTGCGGTATTGCCTACTATTCTTCCGTGATAGAAGAAAGGTATAATCACACGACTTTCATATCCTGCACTAGGACTCCAATAAAACTCCGAAGGATCGAATCCTCTGCTGGCAACATATTCTACTACCGGATATAGATCAGATAACAACGCAGATGATTGGTTAGCCCATTCTTTAATTGGTAATGCACCCTCTGGTAGTTCTTTATCAGTGAATTCTATTTTAGGTTCGTATGCTTGAGGTACAAAGTCTGGAGCTTCTGTCTTAAGAGCTTCAAATATTAAAGTATTGATATCGTCTTCGGTAGCCCCTAGCCACTTGCAGAGATTTTTAAATTTGTTGGTGATTGGACGACCAGGCTGCCACGATGCAGTAAACTTACAGTTAAAACAATTGTATACAACACCGTTATCAAACCTAAGCCCGCCACGTTTGCGAGTATCTGGGCTGTGTCCACGGTTACCACAACACGGAGCATTAAAGCTGGTCCAACCACTAGGGCTGGATTTAGCTCGCGATGGGAGTAGTGTTCGAAATTTGTCAACGACTAGAGTCATACATACAGTATACTATCTGTATAAGACTTTGTCAACGGTTCCTGTGGCTGGAAAGTGTCTAATACGGAAAAAATTATATTTTCCTGTAACATTGCGATATGTTTGGCTAGCACTAGACAATGCTATTGATTCAATATCAGTCCAAACATGTGGAGTACCGCCTTCACTTAGGCTACCTTGTATCTTAACAGTACCTGTGTAGTTTGTGCTATAAATTTGGAAAGTATGTAGACTAGATGCAGTTTGAGTATTTCCTAGAGCATCAATAAGGCTAGAAGTGTAGTATCTAGGATCAGTTTGTCCTGTGGATGCAGGATTAATATATTCAAATTTATTAACTTCAAGGCTTGATTCAGTTTCGCCTAATACATCGCCGCTGACTTCCACTGTGCCGATAGCACCGTATTGTGCATCTTGAAACATAGGTGTACGTGAGGTAACTTTAAAATCGTTGCCCAGCACATACGCAGTACCATTTAATGCTGTTCTAACTTCTTGCGTAATGCTGTAATTATAAAATCCTGATTCGAGAGCAATAAGTTCTTCCTTAGTTAACATAACATACACCTTACCACTACTGGCACTTGATGTTGTGCAGTCTTTGCTCAACACTAAATCTTTGCCCTCTCTAGTGATCATGTTAAATACCAAAGTAGATCCGGTTATGTCGGCTGCTTTTTGATCTGAGTTTCGTACCTGTAAATCAATACGATTGTCAACACTGCGATAAATTTTTAAGTTGCGATTGTACACTCGACGATACCTCTCTAGTTGCCAAGAAGCCAGCGCATTCGTAAATACGTCTATCTTATTTGGATATAAATAAACTGAATTAAGTTGCATACATTACTGGACCTTTATAATATTTATCAATGAGAATAACAGAAAACTTACAAGAAAACTTTCCATTTATCAGCGTTATTACACACGTAGACAAAGAATATGTGGGCATTATAATCAACCAAGATGCACAAGTTACCAGCATATACGACTATGTAGCAATAAGGTCTGAGCCTGAAAGAACACGCTTTTTAGAACTAGGAGAAGCATGGTGGTGGGAATCAAATAGACAGATCCCTATCAACATATTTCTAGCCAAGGAAATCATTGAATTTAGATATGTGATTAAGAATTTCTCGACCAAAGATGTGAAACTTATGCATGGGCCTTGTACGAGTCTAAATGATATTATTGTAAAAAGAATTAAACGTAAATCGATTACGTTGGTAAGAAAAACGATCTAGCTGTATTCCACACTGACCTGCTCGCAGATTAGATTCATCTGAACAACGATAGCAACAGCATACGCAGTAGCATGTGATTTCTTAAAGAAGTAATCATCTTTCTCTGGCTTAGTCCACACTTCTGTCATAATCGTGGTCCATTCTTTCCCAATCAGATAACGTTTGGCCGGGCGTATCATTGCCAGTACCGCTGCTAATTGCTCGATAGATCTTGGTTTGCTTTGTCTCAGAATAGACCCATGCCCATTCACATGAAATAGGTTCTGCGTAAAATCGTCGTCTAATAATAGATCCCATAGTGGTTCAGTCTCCATTAACTGAATAAGGTGTGTTTCGTCTCGAACACCTTTATAGATTCCAACATTTAAAAAGTCTATTTTAAAATATTTTCTTTCTTCTGCTTCTTCGTAAGGCACAGCACAAAGATTTTCAACAGCATTCATCGGCACCTCATGCAGATATACGCCTGTGTTATGTTTAACTAATTTGTTGTCATCTATACGACTAGCTCGCACATGTTTGAACAACGCTAATGCTTGCTCACGATCTAAAAAGTCTATATCAATATCCATTTTATACCTCTTTAGACTTTTCTAAAACGTTTATTCTAATGTTTCCAGAAACACTTATTCTATATTCATCTGAAGTATAAAACGGATAAACGATATGATTTAACATCGAAGGGAACATCATAATAGTTCCTTCATAACTGCTATCAATTGGAATTGGTACTTGTTTAATAGTGCCTAGTGTGTCTACATAAACAAAACAAAACTTTGAAGTATGTACATTTCCCCTATCACTATCCTTGCCTGATAGCCGAGGAAAATAATTTATTTCATCTTCTAATCTATAAGGAATCTTAATCCAGATAACAAAACTCAATACCGATGGATGAGTATGCAACGGATTAAATTCATATTTTTTCTGCTTGTTGACCCATAAACTAGTGAGCTGTAGTTCGTAATTGTTATTATTTTTATGTGCTTCTTCAAATCCAGCAATGTACCCAGGATGTGCAGCTGACCACGCATTAGCCACTCCAATAATATAACCGGACAGTTTGTCATTGATGTGATCTAACGAATATTCTTCTCGTATGTGTCCTACTAGTCTAGTATTGTAAGTTTCAGCATCTTCGGTTAAGTTATCTATAGAAGTTTTTAGAAGTTGGAATACATCTTCTGGTAGAGTTGATTCTAAAACTCCTATGTTTGTAAAAGGCAGCAGTCTTGCTGTTTCTTGTTTAGACATTTAATTTATTCTTGTAGTTTCAAATAACAATAACGGTAACGTATCTGCTAAAAATTGTGCGTATTCTTCAGCATCTTCTTCATCTTCAAACCCGCTGAATTTTACATAAACATCGGGGGCATCCTGAGCGACTACTACTTCAATGTCGATGTCATCTCTAGAAATAAATTCTTCATTGTCTTTTAGTTCTTCTTCTATGATTTCTGGTGGAGGTCTTTTTGGCATTATAGTATCCTAGCTTCCTTAATTACATCTTTGATTAATTCAACGTCTGCTGGCAATGCTTTGAATCTACGCATCCAAAACTGTGGATCGATCATAGGACCTACTATTTCCAATTGTTCATCGTTCATGCGTTGAAGCAACTCTTTGCCTGACTTGGTATTTAACAACAACCAAGGAGATACTAATCCTTCTTTGATATCATGTGTGGCACGATTTAGATTCACATATTGAAAATAGTGTTCCCACGGAGCAGAGTTTTCGTCTGACCAATCCATCATTGTTTTGATGGTACGTTGTATGGCACCGTCGGCTGGTTCTTTCTTGATTAACTCTGCAATGTAGGTGTCGTATAATTCATCACGACACCAATGATCTAATTTCACTCCACTTCTAATCACAAAGTCAATGAACATCTCTGGATAAATGGGTGCAGTATTGATTAAAAAACTACCAAACTTAACCATAGCGTTATAGAATGAACTGTTGGCGAAATCTTCAAAGGTTTTGGGAGTTTTTGATTTCTGCGAGATCTCATAGAATCGTTGGAATGTCAATAAACCAGCCTGCACATGTCTTTCATTTTTGCTCATGTGTCGACGCTTTTGTTCACAGACATGAACTACTAGAGTTTTTTCTTTAGCAAATTCCTTGCCGCAGTATTCACATTTAAAATTTAATTGCATTGATCTGCTTCTTGTCCCAACCAAGGTCCTTAGCATATTCTTTGATCTCTTTGTCTGTGGTTATAACCGCAAGTGTTTCAACATCGCTCATTTTCATGTTAGGAAATAATTCAGCCAAAAATTCTTCTTTTTTATTCTTTTGTTTTTTAAGTCCTATCCACTCATGGAAATATGTTTTCTTTGTTTCGTGACTACACATACACAGAGTTTGCCAAACTAATTTAGGATGTTTCTGTATGTCGTTCCAATTTTTATTATAGTATTCGTTGGTAGTTAATACGAAATGTTCTTGTAGTTCTCGGTTAGAACTTTTAACATTGCTGATATAACGATTAAGATTCCAAAAGTCGCCTTTGATTTCTTTGCGGCCGTCTTCTGTAGCAGCGTCCCAAAGATCTTTCAATCCAAGGTCTACGGCCGGAATCATGTCATTAAAAAGATCTACGTGTTTATTTTGTCCCATGGTCTTTGCTTAGTTGATATATTAGTATAACACGTTCAAGGGCGGATTGCAATACTTTATTTGAATTAGGCATTATATTTTTAACAAATCTTCCATTGTATATAATTTTTGCATAAACGATGACGGATTGTCGAGTACACTACGTTCCAAATCTCCAGCTCGCCTTGGGCTCACGCAAACTTCAAAATCACAGTTATTAACTTTTTTATACAATGAAATCATCTGCTTTACGGTAGTACCTACGCCGTGGCCTAAATTTTCTATCTGGTTAGTTGATAGGTTGATTGCTGATATCAGTGCTGTGCAAATTTCGTTTACATGAGTATAATCCCTTACAGCAGAGCCGTCTTCGGTGTTATAATCGTCGCCAAATAGATTAAACACTCCGGTCTTTTGAGCATTGATTAAGTTCCACATCAGCCCGTCGGGATTGGTTGGATTGATACCGTCCATGCCTGTTACATTATAAAATCTAAATGTAGTAAATGGTATAGAATTTTCTTTACAGTATTGATCTACGATTTCTTCGGCAGCACGTTTACTAATCCCATAAGGGTTATTCATAGGACCGGCCGACCCAGTTGATGCGTGTACGAATCTTTTTGTTTTAATATTTTTTAAAACATTTAAGGTTCCTAGGGTGTTAGTTTGATAATAAAGTATTGGATTACTAACACTTCGACCCACAGCGACTTCAGCAGCTAAATGAATCACGCAATCGTATTCTTCGTTGATATTCCAATGGTGATTAAATGTAATATTTTGATGTAGAAATGTATCAGGCTCAATTTGAGCTTTACGAAAATCTAAACCGTGTATTTCGTAGTCTGGATTAGATTTTAAAATCTTACAAAGATGAGACCCGATATATCCCGAACAGCCTGTAATCAACAATTTCATAAAAGGTCTGGGTTTCCAGTTAGGGATAACTCACCTATTTTATTATGATATGCAGGATGTAGGCGAACAATGGTAGGAGTTACGACCTGAATATCAACTAATGCATCGCCGATTTGATTGTCGGCAGGAACAAATCCATTAATAGAGATCCACTCCACTATTTTTCTTGCAGCGTGAGGCTTAATGATATATCCATATGCACCTCGCATGTAGTTCCCGGTCTGATTCTTTTCAAGAAATTTTGCTGTAGAGTTATGATATTTTTTATATGTTAACGGTTTATTTTTTTCATTTTCGAGAGCTAAATTGTATTCCTTTGAAAAAGGATCTAGTTCGTCCAATTTTAATACATCAGCAAATCGGTCTAATATATCGTCGGGTAGCGGCTCAACGAAATATCCGTCATGCTCAAGAATCAAATAAGGAATGCCATCTTCCATGCATTTCCTCCACAGATAGTAGTGACTTAAAAAGCAGCCAAAAACTCCCGCCCGACCCTTTTTGAATTTATATTTTGGAAAAATTTTCAATTTTTCAAGATGGCTAGGATATTCTAATCCATTTATAGCATCAAAGTAATCTACGTCTATTCCGAACGTCTTTGCCTGGGTTACACATTCAGCAGCGTACTTTTCTGATATTGGATTATTTTTTAATCGGATAATGAAAGATTTCATATTATTACAGTTGTTTTAATATTCTAGATAGCAAAGATAAATCTTTGTCGTTTACAAAATGATTATTACCTATATAAATTCCATTTTCATGAACTAAGGTGATATTTTTGTCATCTGTAGAAATTTTATATTTCTTTAAGAATGGGTGTTTTAAAAGATTACCACTCACCACTGGCCTATGTTCGATTCCGTTATCATTAAATAATTTTTTTAATTTTAAAGAAATACTTTTTTCTTTACATACGAATGGAAAACAAAAACTACTATTGAGCTCTGTGTATTCTGGTATGAAAAATTTATCAGCATGGTCAGAAATAATATCAATAAATTTTCTATAATTTTGTTTTCTTATCTCAATCATTTTATCCAATCTTTTTAATTGAGATGTTGCTAGCACTGCAGGAATTTCGTGATTTCTTAAATTATATCCATCAGTTACAAACAGAAAACTTGGCGGCAGCTCTGGATATTCTTTCTTATATTTTTCAAAATAGTCAGGACTTGCTTCTCTAGCCATACCGTGACTTCTTTTCAATCTCATCAATTCGTATAGGTCTTTGTTATTAGTTGATACTATTCCTCCTTCGATAGAAGTCATATGATGACCAAAATAATAACTAAAAGTTGCTCCCAACGAGTCAGCACCGTGCTTGACACCTGTTTGAGATTCGACTCCATGTGATTCACATATATCTTCTAGTATAAGAGCTTCTGGAAAAATACTTCTTAATTTGTCGATTTCTGCAGGCAGTCCCAATAGATGTGTGACAAATATTACTTTAATATCGGGATGTTTATCTTTTAATTTTTTACATTCCTCTAGATCGAAACTAAAGTTTTTAAGATTAATATCGGCAAATATCGGTTGAAGGCCTACCTGAAAAACTGGTGACACATTAGTAACCCAGGTGCATGCAGGTACTAACACCTTGTCGCCGTCATTTAACTTATAGAGTTCTTTGATTGCAGAAAGTAACAGTAAATTTGCTGTACTACCAGAAGATACAAAAAGAGAATATTTTGAGCCTAACCAGGTATTCCAATTATTTTCAAATTCTTTTACCTTTGCTCCATTGGTAAATTTTTTTGTCGATAAAATAAATTTGACCATTTTTATTTTATCAAGTAGTGTGATAGTTTCTTTCATTAACGGCCATTGAACCATTTTATTTTTCCTTATTTTTAATGTGATTGCATACAGATGCGTAGTTAATAAAAATATCGTGATGTCCTAATTTGTGAAAATTTTCACAGATTACCGCTGTGTCACAATCAAATTTTTTCAATCTTTCATTATACCATCCATACACTCCGCCCTTTTTTATAACATCGGCATTATAAAGACAGATGCAATTAAAGGTTGAGTAATATCTATCGTAAGATTTATTTTTCCAATCTTCATATAAATTGCCCCATTCTTCAATAGAGTCTCTTCTAGTCGCCCAGGTGTCATACAATCCGCTATTTTTGTGAATAGATACTGCCGAAACAATATCAACATTTTGTAAATTATGAGTTTTTTGAAAATTAAATAAATTTTTTATACAATCTGTTGAATACATGATGTCTGATTCGATACATAACACATACTGACTTTTCTGTAAAAAGTCTTTCGCAGATAGTGCTTTTGTTCGAGCCTCTGATAAATTTTTAACTCGTTGCTCATCGGCTACTGACTTATACGAAGTTGTTCCTATATTTTCTGTAATCAGTGAAAAATCTTTAACAAATGAAAAATCAAAAGATGATAATATTTTTTTTGTATTATCGGTTGAATCATTTTCGTATATCGAAAGATAGAAATCGTAATTATTACTCAACTCAGCTACTGTTGATTTAAGCTGAATATAATAATTCTGTAAATTTTTTTCTGAATTCCTAAAAATGGAATAGATAAAAACTTTTTCTTTCACTTGCTGTACCTTTCAACATCGGCGTTTACCATGGCTTTAATCATGTCTTCGAAAGTAGTCTTAGGACTCCAGTTTAATTTATTTTTTGCTTTAGACATATCGCCACATAAACTATATAATTCAGCTGGCCGTTTAAATCGAGGATCGGATTCGATATAATGCTCCCAGTCTGCTATTCCAACTTCATTAAATGCAATATTTAAAACATCTCTAATACTATGTTGAATCCCAGTTGAGATAACATAATCATCTGGATCGGGCTGCTGCAACATTAGCCACATGGCTTCAACGAAATCGCCTGCGAATCCCCAATCACGTTTAGCATCTAGATTTCCTAGTGTAATCTTATCAGCAAGTCCCATTTTAATTTTGGCAACACCGTCTGTAATTTTTCGTGTTACAAATTCTTTACCGCGAATCGGCGATTCGTGATTGAATAAAATACCGTTCGATGCATGCAGACTATAACTTTCACGAAAGTTAACAGTCATCCAATAGGCATATAACTTAGAAACACCGTACGGGCTCCGTGGCCAGAACGGAGTTGACTCGTCTTGTCGACCCCCAGAAATTTCTATACTGTTTCCAAACATCTCCGAAGTTGAGGCTTGATAAAATTTTGTATCGGGGCTGTGTTGTTTAATAGAATTCAGAATGTTAAGAACTCCGATAGAATTTACTTCAGTGGTTGTTTTGTTTAGATCCCAGCTAGCACCGACAAAGCTCATAGCTGCTAAATTATAAAACTCATTAGGTTTAAGAACTTTAACAAGATGATTCATATTACCGTCATCGGTAATATCTCCGGTAATTAATTCTATATCATTTTCGATGCCTAGATACTTAATATTATCAAGATTTGGATTTGAATACCGCTTTATTAATCCGTATATTTTATAATCTTTTTCTAATAACAGTTTAGCCAAATATGGGCCGTCTTGGCCAGTCATCCCTGTTATGAAAGCTGTTTTTTTCATTGTTATCTTTCCTTTTTTAATCTTTTGAGTATTTTTTCTTTTTCCTTTGTTCCGCTGAGATCTGCTCTGGCTTCTTTGTTTGTCCAACCCATCCAATGTTCAAAATATTCATCGTATAACGATAACGGTAAAGGATTAATTGCTGGGGGATCGTTTTTTGTTACATCATTGAAAAACTCTTTCCCAGTAGCCTCTTGTGCTAATTCAAAGCCGCCGCAATCAGACCAGTCATAATGATCAAATATTTTAAAGGAAGTGTATACTTCTTCGAAGTTTTTAAAAAAGGCAGGAGCAGCCGGGTGATCTAAATCATAAACTATAATACACATTTCATTTGGCAATTTTGAATACTTATGTTTTGCAGTTGTACTAGTATCAACCCTGTCTCTCCCTAGATACGCACAGAATTTTCCTTCAAGGGCTCGACTAATAAGATCTGTATTAGGCATTTTCCTCCATTTTACATCAGAGTCGCACCAAATCATAATTCCGGTTGGATCTTCTTTATAGCTTTCTATTTGTGCAAAGACCTTATGGGTGAACATTCCCCAATCTCGTTGATATCCCGGAGGTTGAATTCTTCCTTGCACTGCGGTGTGGGCAGATTCATACCAATCTTCTTTTGCTATTGATTTTAAATTTTTTGTCGGTTTAACAGGCAATTCGGGTGTGTCGTGAAACCATAATTTCCATCCCTCGGGCATCAGGGAAGGCCAAGTACTAACACTATACTGTCCTACTCGATCCCAATATTCTTGACTCATTGTCGTTACAACTTTTATATTCATAATTCCTCTCAACTAAGTTTTTTCTAATACCATAAAACCACAATCTTCAAAATCTTGATATTTTAACTGCCACTCCGAGTGATCCTTCCACCATTTATTGATTCCTTTTAGTGTATCAAATCTGGCCGGATTTACGTCATGAAATACAAGATATTTTGAAATTTTATCTGCATGCCTTTGTAGTTCTTCATAGGTGTGATCCTCGGTATGCATAGTATCAATGAATAACAATTCACACGGCTCTATATCAATTTCTATATCATTTCCGAGTATGAATTCAAAATTGACACCAACTTCTTCTGCTGCTTGTTTATAAAGATCAACATCTAAGGTTATTCCTCGATCAACAGTGACAAATTTTTCAGGTCTTAAGCTGATCCAGACAGAAGTTGAGCATCCTTCAAATGGGCCAAACTCTGTAACTGTTTTAATGCCACTAAAAGTTGACTGTATATAATCAATGCGCTTATACATATCTCCGACCATTTTCCATCTGATATTTGGTCTGGTTTGATTTTTAAAACTATCTACTATTTCATCTATAATCATAATTGTTTTGCTTCTTGAACGGCTTTTTCTATACAAGGTAACAGAGGAGATTGTCTCTTTCCGCTACCCCACGCATGACAAAAAAATCCAATTTCTGAATTTTTGGCATTAAATTTAGCATCCATAAATTTTAAATTTACTTTGGATTTTTCTACACAGTCGGCCAATACTGCGTTATCGTGACCAACCGGAGCGACAGGAAGTTTATAATTTAGATGCGGCAACATAGTGTTTCGAGAATATTTATTCACCATAAAAACCCCGGCATTAAAACTCTTTTCCTCAATACCATATCTATAATTTGACCAATGTGTGCATACTTTGAATTCGTCGGTATCAGGATACATTTCAAAAATGTTCGGACTACCCCGATATATAAAAACATCCGAATCTAAATATAATACCTGATCGTATTCATCAGTCCATTTTGATTCTTCAAACAATCTAAATCGCTCGTAGGTAGGATGTATATGGTTAATGTATGCATCTGTTAATAATAAGTAATCGGAGCCTATTTCTTCAGCATAATGCTTAGCCAATGTAAATGATGTTGTGCTCAGCTCGTCAAAGCTAGGTAGCAGATTTGGATTCTCATATTTTTTGGTATCGACGTATATTTGAACTATTAAGTTTTTCATTTAGTGAATCCGACAGTATCACGTTCTATATCCTCGTGATCAAATTCTGCCCAATATAATTCAAACGCAACAGTATCTTCTAATGCTTCAAATTGGTGATACTCGCCCGGAGCAACTTTGGTATACAGTCCAGCTGTGAGAACTGTTTCGTCAACTAACTCGTAGTTGTTTTTCCAAACACGGATAATGAGTTTACCAGATTCAACAAAAAACCCATTCCACTTATATTGATGTTTGTGCTTCGAACAGACGCCACCCGCTCGGGCTTCGATACGGTGAAACTCTAATACACCGTTGGCTTCAAGGAGTTCTGTTTGCCCCCATATTTTACCTGCTATCATCATGGTCCTTTATAATGTTATGCTTTTATAGCTCACATATTTAACTCAAACAACTTTGTCCAACTGTAAAACTTCACTCTGTCTAGAAACCTCTTTGACAAAATATACACAAGGAGGACTTGGCCCATCATGCAACGGTACTGTTAATAATTGTCCATTTTTCATCTTAGGAAAATACCATTTGACATCTTGATAGATATTGATAATTTCAATAGGTAAAAAATCACATTTAAATCCGTTAATTGGATTGAATTCAAATGCGTCGAATCCTCGTTCGTTAATCGATGTCAATGGCAGAACTTCCGGATCTAGTCCGCATTCTTTATCACCTACTACCATGCACCAATCTAGTGGCATTTGCACCTCATACCCGCCAACTCGTAATAGTATCGCAGGTGAATTAAATGACTCTAAGAATATTAAAGGCATAAAAAAGAAATCAGGTTCGTTAGGATTGGAATTGTCTAGAACTGAAAATCTAGTATCCTCGTCGACTTCGTCTGGTAGATCGTTAAGATCAAAACTGGTGTTATTCAATGTTAAAATTTTCATATGTTTACCTTGGTAATTGTAAAGGGGTATTTCGCCTCCTTGTAATATTTTTTTCTTTCAGTTAAATGTCTTTTGGCGTATTTGCAGGCGGATGTGATGTCCCATATTTCCACATGATCTTTGTCCTCTGCTTTCCTAATACCCCGCCCGATTGATTGTATAACCCTGACGAAGGACTTACCAGGCTCAATAAGCACAAGATTAAAAATGCGAGGGATATTAATACCCACAGCAGCAACACCATAGGTAGCAATAATAATCTTATCGCTACTTGTTTTAATTTCATCATATTCGTCTTTCCTATCAGTTAGTTTCATACCACCGCTGACAAACACAGCATCGGGTATTAATTCTATTAATTTATTTCCAGTGTCAATACGATTAATCAATACCAATGTATTACCGTTCTGACTGACTTCTTTAATTTTATTTGCGATCCAATCTAATCTATTAGGATCAGTTACAAGGAATGAGTATTCCTCAGGATAACTTCTAAACACCTGAACATCATTGGTTTGTAAGATATTAATATTCAGTTGTGCTAACACATCTTTTTGTTGTAGATCGTAGGCACTGACACGATTAATCACCGGACCTATACTGGCAAGTATGCCTTGGAATTCCCATGCTTCCTTTGGTATTGTGCCAGTTAATCCCCAACGTATTGGACAGTTCTTAAAATTTTGTGTAAGTAATTTTGTTAATACTTCTGCTTTGGCTTGATGCACTTCGTCGATAATAACTGCATTAACACCTTCACAAAACTCTGCAAGTGATAACGTATCATCGTCATAACTTTTCTTGTCTAAGACATTAAGACTTTGCCAAGTGCATATTGTATGTGTGCGATTCAGTTCTTTGCGATCACCAAAATATACACCAACATCTAAGCCAAGGTTGATATAATCTTCCTCAGTCTGTACCACTAATGACTTATTAGGTACGATAACCATTGTGCGCCCATATGGTTCGCACAGATGACTCAATGTTGCTGTGGTGATTGTTTTTCCTGCACCTGTAGCTACTTCTTGCAGGCTTTGCGGATTCTCTAAAAACTTGTTTACTACATCAAATTGATAATCGCGAAGTACTATAGGAGTTCCTGCTTCAGGATGTCCTTTTGGCCATGTCTTACCTTGATCAGCCCAATAATTTTCTGTTACTGGAGTAAATGTGATGTCTTGATGTTGTCTTAAATCTTCAACTTCAATGTCATATCCGTCATTTTCTACGATAGGTAATATGATATCTAAGTGTGCAAGATATCCTGTGCCGCCGATGCTAAAATAGGTTTTCGTTCCGTCCCATCGACCTAATTTATATGCAGGCATATGGCGAGCGTATGGCAGATCAAATTTTAATTTGTTTACAATCTTACGTCGTGTTTCAACAGCTAACCCTTCTAGTTTGATGTTTACTTCGTCACGTATGGTCAATTTACAATTCGACAATATTTTGTCCTCTTTGTTCTGATGGCTTTATATCACCTAGATAGATCACACAAGGATGGCTGCTAACCCAATCTTTAGTCAATTGATTAGTTGGCGGATATAAGTTATTGCTTACTAACAGTTTAACACTTTCTTTCTCTTTGAACAACCACTTTGCAGGCTTAAATTCAAAAATTAAAATTCTGCCCGTTTCAACTTTGCCGCCAACTCTGTTGGTTTTAATCCATTCGTTTATGCCGGTATCTTGTTCTTTAGGCTCTCTAAAACATACTTTAATCTCATCGCGGTCAATACCAGCTGCATCAGTATCATTGATAAAGTTTATTAACCAATCTAACGTATTACTCGTGCGGTCTAATATAATGCAAACACGACCGGTAACGCTAGTACATAAATTTAAAAATTCAGTATTGTTTTTAATCCAAAAACTGTTTGAGTCAGATGCAGCAATTTTTTCTATCATAGTATAAGGTTTACCTGAATATTGATATCCCATACTTTTTGCCAACAACAGATCGTTATCTATCAATCCCGATGAGTGAGTTTTGAACCATTCGTCGGTTTCTGCGCTGCTGTTGCCTAACACTACCCAATTAGCTACAACACTGCTGAATGGTAATACCTCTTCCTGATTTTGCCAAATTTCTTCAACTTCTGCTAACGCAATCATGAAAGTGTCGTCAATCTCAAATTTATGTTTTAATGCAAATTCGTATAACTGAATTAAGTTAGCATCATAGACTGACAGTTGTCGCAACTTTCTTTCTGGATCCCATATAGATTTATTAGCTGTGCTTCTTTGGTCTTCAAATTCTTCATCAAACTCTCTTTTCAGCTGATATGGAAATTTTATACAGACCTGTACTGTGCCTGTGGTATCTTTTTCTACAAAGATTTTCTTAGATAGATCTAGTATTCTAAAAGAGGTACGCCACTGCGGATTTTGCAAAGCATCAGTATAATCCAAGCTAGATTTTTTCAATGAAGATTGATATTTTGACAGCAATTTTAGTATAAAATTAGCTTGATTTTGTGTGAGCTCTTTACCTTGGATGATCACAGAATAGAAACTCGAACATGCCGCGTAGTCCTGAGGCTGCAATACTATTTGATCTATCGTTGCAAGATCATAAAATTGTAGAAAAATGTCTTCGACATATTGAGATGGTAGCATATTTCAAGTATAGCACCTAAAAAAGTGAAAGTCAATACTTATTTTTAATAGATCAACGGAACTAATCGTTTCATTGGAATACCTTGAGCAATTTCATTTACGGTCCATTCAGTGTGACACAGTTTCAAGAACCAGTCTTCGCGATTAGGTAACTCGGCAGTTTCTATATCTTCAAATTTTCCAGAAATTTCTCCGGCTAAACTGCTAGAATCGCAGATTATCGGGGTGCCATGTATGGCTGCTTGTACCGCAGGACCACTGTTATGATTCACCACACAGTGACAGTTGTAATCGATGTCAAAGTCGTCATAGGAACCTGCTATCTGGCGAGGTAGCCCAACTTCGACACCTGAAATATTTAAAGAAATTGGCGACCTAGGGTGGGGTCGCACTATGATTTTTCTATCGCTGTACTGCCGTATCTCTTTGACAGTTGAGTGAACCCAGTCAAGTATAGGAGGCTGCCCTTGCCACTGTAGACTCCGTTGATGTTGAGTGGCTATCATAATTTCGGGTCGACGATTTTCTTTAATCGCGCCTAGATTAACTCCTAATTTTCCGGGTCTATCGGAATCTAAATCCTCGTGATTTCCAAATTTCCCCAAACTGTTGATATGATTAAGGCTGACCCGCCAGGTCACACCACGATGTAAATTTCCTACTTCAATTATTACAATAGGACAATGAGTTTGATAAATTCTTTCATTGTGGGCCATCCGGCCGTGCCACAGCACGGACCAAATCACAGGAATACCATCAGGAGTATTTACAACTTCGTGGCCGAGAGACTTCAGTCCCTGTTCAAAGGCATCGAATACCGGCTTGCTGTTTAAAGCACCGTATTCTCTATATAATCTGAAGCGCATAATGAGTCATAAATAACATAGTATTTAATGATTCTTATGAACAAATTTAAAAAAAGATTAACCAAAACTATAGGTAACACCCAAAATGCTGTAGTAGTAGGCCACGGGTTTGGACAATTATTAAGTATATTAGAAACCTTTAATACTGTTTTTATTTTTTCATGGGATCCTCCAAATTTAAAAGCTAAGAATCTTGTCTTTAGAGAAAATTTTAATGATCTAAACCCCCTTCATGATGTTTCTGCAATTTTTATTGATTTAGATCAAATACAGCATCTAGAAACAATTTCACAGATGTGGCATAAAAATAAATGCACAGTGTTGATCGAAGGAAACGATCCGATAGGAAGAACCTTATCCGGACCATTATACCGAGATCACTTTAGATGTACAGATCAGCAGGGAATTTATCATATATGGAAACAACAATGAAAATATCAGTAGTTACAACATTTCACGAAGCAGGATTAAAAGAATACGGTCAACGAATGATCGATAGTTTCTGCGAAAATTGGCCGGAAGCAGTAACGTTACACATCTATCCAGAATCATGTAATCCTGCGATCAGTAATCACGGTCACGTTACATTAAAACGTCTTGAAGAAATTCCAGAATTGATGACATTTAAGAATCGTTGGAGAGATGTGCCTAAAGCCAACGGCGATGTTTCAGCCGATCCAGTAAGGTCTCGAAGAAAAGACTCAGGTAAAGGATTTAAATGGCATGCTGTAAGATTCGCACACAAGGTCTATGCAATATTTGACTGTGCTAAAGAAACAGATGCTGATGTATTGGTATGGATGGATGCTGATACTATCTGTCACAGCCCCATTACTATGCAGGACCTATATAGAATGATTCCCACAGATTCTGAATTGTGTTATCTAGGTAGAAAAGGCAAATATTCGGAATGCGGGCTGTATGCTATGAATTTGAGATCACCAAATGTGCAGGCATTTCTAAAAGAATTCCAACGTGTCTACGATGATGCAGAAAACGGAATTTTTCAATTAGATGAGTGGCATGACAGTTTTGTATTCGATGAGGTTCGCAAGAAATTTCCACAGATGCGACAACTAGATTGGGCTGCCCATCTGCACGATCTTCGACCTAGCTCAGGAAACAGCTCCGGCGAGGGCCATCCATTAATTAACAGCGAGTGGGGTGCATGGTTAGATCATCTCAAAGGCGGTAGAAAGAAATTAGGTCGTAGCAAGCGAGAAGATTTGAAGGTTCAAAGAACAGAACCATACTGGCGATAGTGTCGTGCATAATTTTTTCTGTGTTGGCGGTGAAAAATATGGTTGTGAATTATTCTCTAACGGCAGTAATGGGAAAATTGTCACGGTCGAAGAAGCATTTTCTAATCTATCGTTGCCTCTCTGCTGGGCAGGATCACATAAAGAACTATTATATCAACATTGTCTAGAAAATGATAGAAAATTCTATAATTTAGATACTGGATATTTTGGAAATATCAAAAGAAAAGAAATAATTAGAGTATCTATAAACAATTTTCAAGACCAAGGACCAATAATCGACAGGCCCGACGATAGACTCAAATCACTATCTCTCGAAATTCAGGACTTTGTTAGAGGAGCAACAATAGTAATTGTTCCGCCCGATGAAAAAATTTCTAAAAGTTTTAAATTAACAGATAATTGGGTTGAAAAAACTCAAGAAGAAATAAAAAAATATTCGGATCGTCCTATTAAGATAAGAAACAGGCCAGGCCCAAGGAATACCAGAGTACTGTCTGATACTTTTAACGATTTTATTAAAAATGACACTCATGTGGTAGTTGGCTACTCGTCAAACGCACTAGTTGAAGCGGTGTTATGCGGAATTCCAGTTATCGCACTAGGACATTCGGCTACAACAAGTTTAATGAATTACAAAATTTCAGATATAGAAAATATTTCTAACATAGATCAAGAAAAAAGATACTCTTGGCTAAAGCATCTTTCTTATAGACAGTTTTCTCATAAAGAATTAGAGAACGGCATCGCTTGGGAATTATTAACCTCCGAACCTAGCAGCATACGGTCCAGGGCCTAAGTATCGACCAAATTGAGAATTGTCAACTGGAGCATTGTGCCCAGCTTTTGGCGCCCAAAGAAAAACTCGTTTACTTTTAGTATAGATGGTTTCATAGTTTAATGATTCCATAAATTCACAACACGTATCGATATCTTGATTAACTTCAAAAATCACCCAAGGCTGCTGTGAGCTGATAAGATTTTTAGCCCCCCTTAGCACTTCTAATTCCCAACCTTGCACATCTATTTTAATAAGATCAACATCTAGCAAATTTTCATTATCTAACTTAACAACCGGTACTGTGTATGATGCACCTACTCCTTCTCTACATAGTTTTCCGTCGCCGCAATTTTTTCCTGCTTGATGAAAGTCGGCTGTACCTTCAAAATCGGCTACTGCCTTGGTTCGGATGTCAACCGCAGTTCCAACATTTGCCTGTAGACATTCGATATTTTGTTTAGACGGCTCGTACCCGACAACACTCTTAAATTTTCCTATAAAAGGAAAACTCCAGATACCCACGTTGGCTCCAACATCAATAAATGTTCTTTTGTTAGGTAGATGTTCTAATATCTGATTTCTAAATTTACCTTCGTACGACGGATTGGTTTTATCGGGATCGTTTTCTAACACAAAACTGATCTTCTTGTCGTTTTCTGGTACGTACCAACCATTGTGCATTAATCTCATATATACCTCTTAAAAAAATTCCAGGCATCGCCCGAACGTAATTCTTCAAAATTCCAATGGCACATGGATATCCTTTCAATCCATGCTTGTCTATCCGGCATCTCGGGATTTTCTAATCGACTTAAATCTGTGTTTGCTATTTTGTAACTTTGACTGCGTTGTGGATTAGGATCTGTAATAAATGCCGGAATACCTTCTATAATACTAGCTATGCTAGGACTGCTGTTATATACCACAGTGGCCCAGGCATTTCTTAAATCGTCACTTAATCTTTCGTTAACACTCAGATGCACACCCTTGCCGTAAATTTTTAAAATTGATTTAATTTTTTTATCTCCGGGATGTGTTCGAACAACAATCTGGCGTTTTCTGCTATACTGTCTAATTTGTGTAATAGTTTGGTCTAACCATGTTTGAACACTTAGCCCACCCATACTCCATCCGCCGTGCCTCTGTAGGCAAATCAGTATGTGCTCTCCCTGTGTTCTCCACGGCTTTAAACTGATATTTAAATCTCTGCTTATCTTAGCCCATCGAGTAGGATCAATATCTCGATCAAAATAAAATCCAGTAGTTGGAAATACCCCATCAAAACTATATCTTAGATAGGTTCTAGTGTTGTTTGGGTCTGCATATAAAAACAGATTGCTGTCAACTATCAAACTTCTTCTATTGTTATTTTTTTGTAACGAAACGGCATTGTGTCTTAGTTGCAGATGTGGTGCAGATTTTCCGTGTTCGTGTATAAACCCCTGAATCAATGCAACGTCACAGGGTATAGCATTCATCCCCTGATGTGCTATTGCAGTATCGCCTGCGATGCGTACTCCGGCTAAAAAATTATCCAAGATAAGAGGTTTTTCTGGATTTTTATTAGTCGGAGGTATCCCCCCATAATAGGCCACTGCTGTTAGATTAGACATTGTGATATCGTCTCACAATGTCTAGAGCCGTGCCATCCATTAGTTCATCGAAAGTAAATTGGCAATAACTAAGCCAAGCTAACCAATCTCCCAACGGTCCATAATAAAGGTCATTAATTTGACTGAGGTCGTTTCTAGTCACAGCATTGCTAACATGCTTGTCTAGAGTAATCGCCGGAACACCCGCCCAGATAGATTCCACAGCACTATTAGAATTAATACTAACGGTACAGTAATAATCTCCATCTAACAGTTGTTGATATAAACTGGTTCTAGTTTTTTTATTTGTCTTTGATCTAAATTCTATAGCACGATCTGTGTATTTTTTTAATTCCTCTGCCACCTGTTGACCCCAAGATTTAGCTTCGACGTGAAATATGCCAGCAGCAAATTCTCCGGGTTCTACGATTAAGATCTTGGAACCATCTTTTCGCCACGGGCGAGGAAAACTTGTGAAATTTGATAATCGATTTGCTGGTGCTACAAAACTTTGATTAAAGTGTAGATGATTTCGAGTTAATCTATGCCATTTTTTATTGGGCTCTACAAAATTAGTGTAGCCGCTATCAATAAACCAGAAAGGTAAATTATTATCTATTTTATTTACTAGGATCTGTTCGTTGCCTACAGTGTTACGCAGTAAACAATCTTCTTCTACGGAATTAAAATCTCGTCGACGCATCATTTCTGCAGCAGGATCAATTTGTAGACCTACAGTTTTAATAAAATTTTGTTTTGGATGTGATCGATAGATTTCTAATATCCGTTCCTCGCCCAATCGATCGATAAGAATATCTATACGTTTGTGTATGTTTTTATAAAAATATTCTTTGTGATTGGCAATCTGCCGATTCACTAAATCAACCCATGCCTTGAGATCTTTTCGAACTCCTTGATGAATTTTTTGTTTTATTTTTGCACGATGCTTTTCTAAATTAAATCGAGGCTTGTCTCTGGTTTCGATAATCCATGCAATCATTCCAGCAGTATGCCGTTCGTCTAATTCGATATGCTTACAAGCATCTATTACATTTACCAATTCAATTAAGAATCTGGCTATTTCTTTGTCGTTAAGTAGGAGTTTCATTGATTAAGTAATTTCCATGCAGTGCCATTGGCTATTTCTTCGTGGGTGAATTGACCATAGGCTAGATTACAACAGTGTTGGTATACCTGCTCTGGATCAGGATAGTACGGAGTTGCAATTTTAGATAAATCTGTACTTGATAGTGGGGTTGCAGCACAGCTTACAGTAGTAAATGCTGGAATACCGTAAGCTATAGATTCCATAGCAGCAATGCTATTAAATGCTACTGTGGCAAATATTCCTGTATCTAATACATCGTATATACTGTTTACATGTCTGTCGGATCGCGATCCTTTATGTTTTACAATGATAGGCATGTCTGTGTATTTTTTAATTTCTGCCATTGTTGTGTCTAGCCACTGCGGCATATCATATCCAAAATAATGACAAGACTTAGGGTTAGATACTATTAATAAAATCTTATCCCCTTCCTTTTTCCATCCAGGCCATTGTAATCTTTTGTCACTTTTAACAAGTGCTTCCCATCTATCTGTCGGCTTTAATTCTATTTTAGATTTTTGTAATTCGTTTTTAACTATTCTGTGATAAATTTTCTTGCCGCTTGGATTGGCAGAATTAACAAAATTTCCAAAATAGCCAGTATCCATATAATAAAAATCTTCACCTCTGTTGATACAATCGTGTATGTATTTTCTTTTGATTATTCCTCTAAAAATAGGAGGCACGGGCTCTGGTATAGTTTTGCTAAAAGTGCCTTCCCATGAATAATCTTCATCCATTTAATATCATCTCCATGGCTTTACCTGTTTTTAATTCTGATGTGTGGAATTGTCCGTAAGACAAATGACATCCCCATGCATATAATTTATCCATATCCGGATAATAGGGATTTTCAATTTTGGATAGATCCTGCGAAGATACTGGACTTGCTGCGTTTGCAGGTGCAAGAGTAAATGCCGGGATGCCATGAAATATTGCTTCAGTTGCAGCAACACTATTAAATGTAACTAATGCAAAAACATCATCGTCTAGGGCCTCTTGTAGAGTATCTCTTGCTATTCTATCTATTCTTTTAGGTGCTCGTTCTCTAACTTCTATAGGCCGATCTGTATATTTTTTAACAGTATCGATGGTATGTTGTAGCCATATATCTAAATCATATCCGTAAAATTTCATTGGTTTTTCGTCGGGCTTGGCAATTAATATTTTTCTACCATTCTTTTTCCAAGGTTGAAATTGTTTCTTAAAGCCGTTGAACCTGTCGCCAGGACGCGGAATTATTTCACCATGCTGTAGATCATTCTTTACGATTCGATGCCAGTATTTCCATCCGTTGGGATTTGATGCAGTTCTTTCATTACCAAAATATCCTGTATCCATATAGTAGAAAGTTCTGTTATCTTCCCAACATTTATGGATTATTTTCTTTTTAAGGATTCCTCTCAAAACTAGAGGTCTTTTCGATTCTTCGTAGACAAATAGATCTGTGTCAAGAGTGCGAGCACCGCAGCCAGCAGCGAACATATTAATATATTCGTCTTCGTCGCCCTTGCTCAAAAATAACCAATCGTTCATTTAATACTTTCATCAATGTTGTGCTGTAGACAATATTCTGTATAGATACGCTCGCGATGCCATTCGTCACCCATTGGGGTTGTGGCAAATTCATGAAAGCTAGGAGTTCCTAGCGTATAGTGTAAAAGTTTTGCACCAGGATTAGCACCGTATTCATCCGGTAGCCAGTTCCATTCAATAGGCAGTTGTCCTACTAAATTGGCATCCAACCAAGTAAATCGATGCAGGGTAGCACCAGTTGCAGATTGTATAAATTCAGGAGTCACAGATCTATTGGCGGAATGCCCGCAATTCCAAAGTATCACACTTGACCAATTCTTGCAGGGATAATTTTCATTTTTAGAACCAAGATATTTTTCAGTCATTTTGGTTTGATAATTATGTTTGACTACCATCACCGCTTTTGAATCATCACGCAATGCCCACAGTTTTTCTATATCATCTCTTAACAACATATCACCATCGATAAAAATTGCCCATCCTTTGTAATCCATTAAATGCGGTACAAGAAAGCGACTATAGATAAAATGATTGCTACCGTCAGTGTGCTGTTCTTTGTAGTCTTTTAATATATTTAGAGCCAAGGGTGTTATTGATACAGGATGGCTCGAATGCCTAATAATACTGTTTGTACACACATGATATGCTATTGCTTCTCGTGGGTCGTAGCCGATAAAAATTGGAATCATTTTCTTTCTATATCCTCTTCAATACACTGTTCTCCGTATTGTATTTCTACAATTTTAACAGGGACGTCGAACGGGTTGGTTAGTTGATGCCAATCGGCTACCGGTACTTTGTACTCTTCATGTTTGTTTAAAGTTTTTGCCGGCAACTGATATCCGCCAGCCATACTACTATTGACTACAGCAATACCTTCACTAACAATCCAATATTCTGCACGTAGCTTATGGCGTTGCATACTTAGACTTTTGCCGGGATTGACTGTGAGTTCTTTAACTTTCATGCCTGGAACTTCGTGTAAGACGCGATAATAACCCCATTGCCGTTCTGTTTTTGGGGCTTTCCATTCTTGTAGAATCCACGAACTAGAATTTTTCTTATCTTCTCCGCCAACTCCAAAGACAAATTCTAAGTTGCTGTCTTGAATATCCATTTCTGGAATATTTGTAGGAGTTCTATCACCGCCGTTTGCAAAGATGATCATATCGTCCGGAAACTGTTTTCTAACTTCTAGTATAGCGTCTTTGGATGAGCCGTCGGCATCATTAAAATCATAAACAATACCGTCTACACATTTAATATTGTCTACGATATCTGCTCGTTCTTTGTGAGGCAAAAAAGGAGACCCTTTCTTGCGGGTCAACCATGCATCTGAGTTAATTCCTACAAGGAGTATATCTCCCAATGCCTTTGCAGCTTTGAAATAGGCTATATGTCCGGAGTGTATAGGATCAAATCCGCCAGTAACTAATACAATTGTTTTCATGCAGATATTTATCTGCATACATTATTGGTGATTTAAAGTGTGGCGTCTTCGAGTCCGGCTGTGCGAAGTTTGACAATATTTGAAACCTGCCATTGTTTGATATCAAGTGCTTTAATAATACCTAACCACTTGTTTCTTAACAACGCAAAGTCATTGATAATTTTTTCAAAATCAACAACATCGGCTTCGCCTTCTACAAACTTCTCACAATCTCTAGAGCTCAATGCTCTCTGATAATTTTCAAGATATTTGCGGAAGTGGCTGCTACGCAATCTGCGAAGCTCGATGTTGAGATATTCTAATATACCTTCAATTTCTTGTAACTGGTTAAATCGGTTTTCAACAATACCCGGCATATTTGCCGAGATCTTTTCTAAACTACCGGATACCTTACAATCAAACTTTGCTTGAAGTAGCTCAGCTTCGTAATAGGCCACAGCATCGGGAATATTACTGATATCCTTTGAAACTTTATCGTACCAGTTCATTCGTCCTCTTCTTCGTAGCCATCGTAGCTGTCGTATTCTTCTTCAATTGCTTCGCCGTCGATGGCATATTCGATAGCTTGATCTAGATAAGGGTCGATACCCTGTAAACTATCTAGAATCGAATCCTTAATACCATGATCAACTAAAGTATTAATAAAGTCTGCGGCAACATCTTTCCTTGCTTTTTCTGGAATATGTTCTACCATTGAGGTCCAAAGGTCTGCAATTAAATCTTCTTTCATTCTACGCTCTCCGTTTCAGGTTCAACAGTAGTAGTTATCCCAGATTCAGTTTTTTCACCATGTTTAGAAATATCTTCCATTGCCTTATCGAGGCCTTGATTTTCGTTTCGTTCCCACGCTTTGCGGAATTGCTTGATGATTTCTCCGTCAGCAGTTGTGTATACTAGGCTGTTACCTTCTTTCTTAAGCATACCTTTGGCTTCGAACAAGTCGACCAGTCCACTATATGGATTCATACCTGTTTCATAAGGAATCTTAACCTGTACACTCTCAAACGGTTTAGCATAACGTGTCTTCATTACCTTACATGCAGCACGAATACCTTTTACCTCAGAGATTTTATTGCCGTCTTCATCTTCTTTAAGTTTGAGTTTACGCATAGCAACTACTATACTTGACGCATAGATAAAGCCTTGACCGCCACTGATCTTGTCATCTGGATCAAACATATCCTGACTTGCGTATGTGTGATTAGTACATACCATACCGATATTATATGCTCCGAACATGTTAACGCAGTTACGAACAAGTGCTGTTAGTGCCTTAGGCTTACGACCCATATCACCTTTCATATCACCTGCTTGGAACTGATTAACGTCAGTAGGAGTTAATAGCATACCTAAGCTGTCGACAATAAACAATACTTTTGGACGATCAGTTTCATCCATTGTTTTATATTCTGCAATGAACTCAACAATAGTTTTTGCTACATCGTCGATCATTGCCATATTAAGTTTTAACAACTTGTCTGGACTTGTATCGACTCCTAATGCTTCTAACCATTTTTCGTCAAGTGCGTTTTCTGTATCAATTAAGATAGGATAAATGCCTTGTGCCTGTGCATTCTTAACTAGATTGCCTGAACAAATAAAAGATTTGCCTGCACCCGATTCTCCAGCGAATACTGTTACTTTGCCTAGCGGAATACCTTTGTTGAAATCGCCACTGATAAGATAGTTTAATGCGAAGTTGTTGGTACTGACCCAATCGGTCGGATCATTAAAGCCAATACTAAGACCTTCAATGCTCTTAGTAATTGACTTTCTAAATTTAGAAATATCAAATGCTTTTGCCATATTATTTTGCCCTATTGAGAAAAGAGTGTGAGTTGCCCCACACTCTTATATTAGTCTTACTGCTTTTGACGATTGCGAATCATGGCTAAGATATCTTGAGCCTTGCTTGCGCCATCAGTGCTTGCAGGTGCTGCCGCTGTTGCAGGTGCACTTGCTACTGGTGCTGGTTCGTCATCGACTTGGTCATCAACTCGAGCCGGAGCACTTACTGCCGCTGGTTTATTAGGATCGCCTGTCGCTGAACCTAAGCCTGCTGGCTTGAAGTATTGACCCCAACGTTCCAAGTCATATGCTTCGCCGTCAACTGATGCTTCAAACATTTCCTTCATAACTTTCAACTCAACGTCTGTTGGTTTCTTAGGAAGGAAGTCGTTTAAGTTAAACAGGCCGTGACTGTCAATTGCTGCTTTCTCAATATCAGTTAGAGCACGTTCACGACGTGACCATTTAGAAGTAGAGTAGTCAGCAAAGCCACCTTTTGATGTCTTGGCGATACGGAAGTCGAGACCTTTTAAGTAGTCTGTTGGCAACTCATCTAACTCTGGATCCATTAGAGCTGAACGGATGATTTGATAGATTTGAGGACCAATGATAAATCTACGAATTGGATTCTCCGGAATTTTATCTTCACGGATTGGATCTTCAACTACGAAGCCCTGGAAAATATATGAACGTTTCTTCCAATACTTACGACCCATTTCTTCTAGTGATTTGTCTTTGAACCAACCACGAACTTCTGACAAGATCGGACATGCTGTACCATCGTTGTACATTTCCACACATGGAACTTGTACTTGTACTGGACGTGAATCTGTTTCACCTTTAATACCAGCAAATGGTAGTTTGATCATTGCACGTTCTACCCAAAAGAATGTGTTATTTGGATTACCATCAGGAAGTAAACGGATAACCGCTTCTTTGCCTTCTTGCATATTCCAGTGTGGGTAAATTGCGTTGTCGCCGCCGCCTGTTGATTGTCCTGTGGACTTTGATTGTGCTTCTTGAAGTTTCGCACGAATTTCTGCTAATGATGCCATTTTATAATGCCTCCTATGTTATGCCTTAAAATGTTTTTATGCCTTGTACGCATAGTATTATTATGCGCTTTTTATTTATCAAGGTCAACGATTATCTGCTAATATTTTGATTTCGTTTTACCAAAAGAAAAAGCGGGTCAGGCCCACTTTTCCTTATACTTTGCTAATGCTAATTGTCTAGCTAACCATAATCTAAACTTTACATATTCTGATAAATCATCTACTATCTTACCAAATTCGCGAGCCTTTAGATTACGACCAAGTGTGACTTCATCGTCTAGAATGAAGTCACTGTCATCTAATCCGAAATTACTTCGCTGGAGTAGCGGCTTTTGCGTCTGCTTTAGCTGGCTCTTTCTTAGCAGGTTCGCTTTTTGCAGGCTTTTTCTCTTCCTTCTTAACTTCTGCCTTAGCTGGAGCTGCCGGAGCTGCCGGTGTTTGGGCAAATACAGTTGCGGCAAACATTGTTGCGATTAAAGTTGCGATTAATTTCATGGTATTTCCTTTTAGGTTATGTAAGAATTTCTATCCCTACATATATATAACGCTTTAGAGGCACATTCTGTTGACAGACAATTTGCCCAAAAGAAAGGGCACCTAAGTGCCCGATCTTAACTGCGACGAAATCTTAATACTGTACTAATTCTTTGATTCTTGACAATTCTGCCAATTCTGGATTTTGTTCTGTGGTTTGTTGTGGAGCCATTCTTTCTACAAATTGACGAGCCACTGATTCTGCCTGTTCGCCAAACTTCTTGCCTACCATTACGCAAACGCCTTCTGGTCCTTTAGGGAATGTGCCTGACTCACGATCATAAAATGAATTAATAAATTCTGCCAATTCTTTAGTGTTCATTTTTTCTGATTTTCTACGAGCAAGATCACTTGCGTGTGTTACTTTACCACGAGGATCTTTACCTTGTGACTTTTCCCAGTCACCTTCGTGTGACCAAGATTTAACATTGCCGTCTTTGTCTTTTTCTACTTTATCTATAGCTTCGTCTTTTTCGCCTCGATTTTTTGCTAGTCTATCTGGATGGCTGATGTTCTTTGTTCTTTCTTTTTCTAGGTCATCATGTGAAACTTTCCAATCTTTGTCGCCTGACTGTTGTCTCTTATATGCAGGTATATCACTCTTATTGACATCTTCTTGTGGCAGTTCTTCGCCTTCTGGTTGTTCCATACCTTGTTCTGCATCTGCAGGTTCTTCGACATAGTCACCAAAGTCTAATTGTTCTAGTGCCTCTGGAGCATTCTGTTCCAACCAATCCTTGACCAAGCCACGTGTGCATGAATCTGGATCTTCTTTGGCCTGTGCTTTGATTGCTTGATTCAGTTGAGGATCTTCAATAATGCCTTTTAGGCTTTCGATGGCATTTGAACCATCTACTCCTGCTGAGAAATGTTGTCCTACTAATTCTTGTAGTTGTTGTAATGCTGCTTTTTGTTCTTCTGGATCTGAACTTTGTATTGCAGACTCTTCTCCGAGCCCCATAGCCCAATCTTCAAAACGTGCAAATGGATCTTCATATGTATCAATCTCTACGTCTTCGTTGGCCAGTTCATCTTGTTGTGTCATAGCGACTATGTCGTCATAGCCTATGGTATTACCTTCTTGCATTAATCTATATAAAACAGGAAATACACTAGCGATATCTTCTTTAAAGTTTTTAACTGTGAATTTTTCTGTGAAATCTTCTACTACGTCTTGAGGTACTTCCATTGGACTCTGTGCCTGGAATGATTCTCTGTATGCCTCATAGTGACTTTGTTTTGCTAATTTTGAAATAGTTTCGCGTAGGCTGTTTAGTTGATCGGAACTGCGTTCTACAATGCCATTAGTGTCGGAGTTCATTAGGTCATTGCGAACTACATAGTTACCAAAGCTCTTGAGTTGAGCAATTTCTTCGCTCATTCTAATAATGCTTTCACCAATCTCATCGTATGGTTTTCCACCATTGGCTACGTGACGTTGCATTGCACGAGCACCACTTAAATGAATGAAAGGATATTTAAATCGTTCACCATCTTGGTTTTCAACAAATAAGCCTGCAATGTTGCGGCTTCTTGCACCAGGCGCCATATCATCTGCTAATGCTTGACTGTGTTTAATAATCAAACGTGTGTTTTCTAATTTCTGATAGCTAACGGTTTTTGTACCGTATAGATTGCTTTCACTCATAATACTTTCTCCGACAGGGGTTTGTACTGCTGTATTCGTTGTTGGTTTTGAAGACTGGCTTAAGAAAGCATAATCTCTCTTGTCTAGATTATCTTTAGCGATATCTCTAGTGTCAAAACTTAATAGTCTACGTTTAGCGAACATACGCAATTCTTTTAAAAATCCATACCATTTAGATTTCTGCGGAGCATCCATGCTTTCTGTGATTCCACTGCTGAAATACACTTTCATAGAATTGTGCTCTGCTAGGCTAATACTAACGTGCCCGATCGGCTGTTCGCCTTCCATATAATCAAAATCAAAGAAGCGTGCCTCCTCTGGATTGATAGTAATTTCGCCTGTTTCTGCGCCTAATTTTAGGCCTGTGAATCGGCTGCGAATTTTATAAAATAAATCTGTTGCGATATTGTTTCTTGCGTCCATAAGTGTATTTATCAATATCCTGTGCTAATGAAGATTGGCATGGGTAGCTGTTCTTCGCTGAGTCTTTCTGACATCTTTTCATAGATCTTAGGATCCCAGTCGCTGAGTACGCTGGCCATACGCAGGATCAATAGAGTTGATGATACTAAGTCATCGTGTTCTCCGGTTTTAGCACCAAACCCTACACCGTGTGCTACATAGGTTTTTAATTCAGAAATCAGAGGTTTAGAGTTAATTTTCATGCGGCCTGTTTCTAATAGATTTTTTAACTGGCTACAGGTAGATATTTTAGTGCGGTGTGTGGTATTAAAACCTTTGCGGAATTTACGTATATGCCCTCTACGAATAGGCTCACTGAGGAACAGGCCGTTAAAATTCTCTTCTCCTAGGTCACTGATAACTATCAGTGCTGCTTCTCCTAGGGTGTTATTTTCTACTGAATAATAGATCTGCGGCACTCCGCCTTTTTCTACTCCTCTATCATTGATATATCTACAGATTTCTCTAAGATGCTTGACCTGGGACTGGATCGGAGTCAGGTTATGGTGCCATTCTGCTACCTGTTCCATACTAGGCATTTCGTATACCTGTATAGCACCGTAGTCGCCGCCTGTACCTAAGCTGGGATCGAGTGCTATTAGATATGTGCAACGAGGATCGATATCTTTGTACCAGCGTGTTTGCCCCATGGTCATTGTTGGGTCAACACCTTTCATTTCTGCTAACCGTACTGCATTGATCAGTGTTTCATCGAATATCAAGAATTCGCAATCAAATTCTCTGCGGAATCGTTCATCACCAATCTTGCTGCGCTCAACCTTAGCCCACTCTTCGTCGCGGTCTGGATGTTCGGCCCAGTGTGCAAAGAAACTATAAAATCCGTTAGACCCTAGTTTTTGTTCATTGCCAAATTCGTCAAACTTTTTATTGGCTTCAGTCCAAATTAACGCAAACTGATCCTCGTCTGAGTTAGGTGTTGAAGTAATAATACACTTACCACCTGTTGATAGTGTTGGACTTAGTGCAGTCCAGAATTCTTTGGCTTTTTCTGGAGGCTGCACAAACGCAAACTCATCACAATAAATTAATGAAAGAGATTTACCACGACCGGTGTTTTCTGTAGTTGTCACCGCTTGAATCCGTGCTCCGTTATCGTATTCAATTGTATTTCTATTATATGAATAAACACCAGCACGAATAAAGTCTGGCAAGTTTTCGTAACCAAAACGGTAACGATTCATAATATCCTGAGCACCTTCGTATTTGTGAGCAGCGATTAGTACTTGAGATTCTGGTACAAACATTGTGTACCATAATAGATACGCACACGCACATGTAGTCTTACCCATCTGGCGCGGCAACATAGCGATACATTGTTTGTTATTATGATAGGAGTCAATTAATCTTTCCTGATATTCATAAGGAACAAAAGGAATGGAGCCTCGAGTTGGGTGTTGTATTTTTAAGAAATTCTTGGCAAAGTAAATAGGCCCAGTTACAGGATCCATACATGCTTCAAGATGCTTGACTTCCTCTAATGTATATCGCTGAGGAGCATGGGCTTTCTTAATTAAATTACCGTCTAATGATTTTGCCATACTGTTATTTACTGAAAAAAATAGGCTCCGAAGAGCCTATTTGGTTAGTTAGTTTTATATTAACTATCGATTGTTTCTGCTGCATCAACTAATGTTACTGCAACATCGTCATAGATATCTGCAATAGTTTCAGGTGCTGCGATTGTGATAGTTTCATCAATTTCAGCTGCCTGAGCTCCGTCCCATACACGTACTCGCTTAGTCATTGCTAAAAGCATTGCTTGTCCGATCAAATAACGCAGTGCCCTAGCTGTTGTATTAATAGTAATTGCAGCACCTGTTGTCGGTGCAAACGAAGCAACACCTAAACCTATGCCGCCTGTTGAGCTTGCAGCACTTGCTGAGTTCGTTACAGTTGTTAGTATGTTTGAGGCAGCAGCAGCGCCAGCACGATCGTATCTAATTGTAAATGTAACTGTTTGAGGTTGATTATCAGCTGCAGTTGCTCCTGCGCTGGTAAATTGAACATCTAAAATTTGAGCATCGGCAAATCTTGATACTGCATCAACAATGTTCATAAAGCGTAAATGCCCTCTAGCTACACGACGACCAATTGCTAATGTAGTTGGCTTAGTAGCAAATTGACTGTGATCCTGAGGATATACAGCACCGTTATTTGTGCCATCAGCTGTAGGATATGATCCTGTACCGCCGCTTAGTGTTAAGACCACTTGATAAAATTCTGGTCTTAATGATTCGGTTGAAATTTTAAATCCTGACATTATTTCGCTCCTTTAGCTTCTGCTAATCTTTGTAATAACTCTGCACGAATATTAGCACGTAGGGTTTCTTTACTTTCATAAGCGCCTGCAGCCATTGGGTTATCTCCACGATACGCTTTGCCGCTGAAACTTTTCTTAGGTCTATTTAAGTCGTTACCATTTGGTAGATTAGCACTAATATCTTTGTAGTCTGGTTCGCTGTCGCCTACAGAATTGCCAAATGCTTCTTCTTTGTCTTTTTCTTTTTCTTGCTGGTCATCAAAAGGTTTTAATTCTTTATTAAGATGAGTCATGATATCGTCGTCATCTTCACCTTCAGGTTCAGCAGCTTCTTTTTCTTTTGGCTCTTCTTTGTCTAAGTCAGGTAACATTTTTAATGGCGGAAGGCTAGGAGCGATTGATGTGATACTCGGTTCAGTACTCATTGGTGATGTTGGAGCATCTTTTTGATTGATCATATCTGGATTAACTTTAGTTAACAGCTTCATCAACTCGCCAATGTCATCCATGCCCTGTGCATTAATGTTTACACTCATGCTCGGCGGAGGAGTATCTGGTTTTGAATCCATACCCATCGGTGCCGGCGGCATATCGCCACACGCTTCGACCGGTGCGTCTTGCACAGGTGCTTGAATAGTTTCAGGCACAGGCTGATCCAGTTCTCTCATTTTCGCCATCAAATCATTAAAGTTCATATTAACTCCCTACGGCGCTTTTGGCACCTTCCTTGTCTTGTTTATGTTTAGGCAGTTTATATTCACCTTGCCCGTTTTCTTTTTTTCTTTCTTTAGCAGTTTTTGCTAAATCTTTCAAAAATCCCTTGTTGAAATCATCACCGAAATAATCTTTGTGTTTGATTTTACCAGCGTCTTTGTACTGCCCATCTGCTAACAGTGCTTCACCGCTAGGTTCAGCAGCAGCTAAAACCTGTTCTTGTTCGCTAGGTTCATTTGATCCACGAACACGGAAACAACTTTCTGGCAATCCAGTTTCTTTAATACTGACCACGATTTCCGGAGCAGTAATTGGGTACTCACAGATGACTTCAAAAATACTCACAGTAGTATTTGGATGATCTGGAAAATCCAAAGGTAGTGCTTGGATTGGTGTTGTTTTAACTTTTTCAAAAGTCATAACACCGCACCGATCTAATTTTTCTTTTAGATTCTTTTCAAAATTCTCAGGCAACTCGCCAGCGATTTTAATCTTAAAGTCATAGACTTTTTTGTTTTCAACAAGATATTCTTTAAATGTCTTCATAGTAGTATTTAGTCCTTTTGACCCAATTTCTTAAGTAGTTCGTTGCGATCAGTAATCACATAGCCCTGTCCATTAATAACATCGTTAGGGTCTGCACCAGAATCGTTGTCAATTTTTAATTTTTTAAGCTGTAAATCTACAGCTTTAAGCTTCTTATCGATCTTAGCTGTCTTAGCAGCAATAGCGTTTCCCATCATACTAGAAGCAACTTCAAAAATCCTGCCGCTGTAACGAACTTCTACGTTCATACCTAGATCCATAAGATCATCATAGGCCTGCTCTGCTTTAGTAGCTAGATGATCTAGTTCTTTGTCGTCTAGTTCGTTTAGTTCCTGTATCTGTGGTAATCCTCTAGTGATTTCCTGTACAGCCTGTATTTGTTTTTCTAGGGTGTCTATTTCCTGATGTGTAGGAGGCTCGATAGGAGCGATTTCTTCCACAACTTCTGGCTTGGACTCTTCTAGATTAAACAGATCTTCTAATTTTTTCGTCATACTATACTTATTTCCGTTTGCCGCCTTGGTGGAAAATTTCGCCTTCGTTAATCACACGAAATCGCAGGCCTTGTTGTTTACACCAAGCGTTGGCAGCTTCCCATTTTGCCATATTTTTTACATACTGCTGTTGATTGTATTGGCTCTTACCTACTTTTTCCAGCACTGTTTGACTTTCAGGTTTAACTTCTACGACCTCAGCGTGTTTCCCACCTTTTTTATCGTTATAAACGATAAAGAAGTCTGGAACATAAATGGTATACTTGCCTGTTAACGGATCTCTATACGGTATCTGTATACTTTCGCTAGCCCATTTTTCAACACCCTGATGTTCGTCAAGCATCCGCATAAAAACAAATTCCCATGAGCTGCGAGCCAGTGGTGTTTTCTTCCCTACATACTTATCGGGGTTTTTCATTTCGAATCGACCCTGTGCAAATTTGGCCATTATGCTGCGATGTTTCTAGATTGTGTGACCTTGACGTCGGGCGTTCTAAATCCCAAAGTGCTGGTAGGGCTTCTGTTGTTGTTTAAGATTTCACCAACTACTTGACTTAGACCTAACCCGTCAAATTGTGAAAGACCTTGTAGAATTTGATATATAGGAGTTCCATCTAATTTAGCCTGCTTCAACAGCACAGTTGAAACTGTTAGTGCTGCATCTTTTTCAAAGCCGTTGTTTTCAAAAAAACTAACAGTGCTGTTAACATCATTGGCATTAAATTCCAGCGGCTCTTCACCGTAGGTACTGAAAAATAATTTTGTTCCTGCGGCACTGTCTTCAACAGCAATTGACGGTAAATTTGTATTTGCCATATTACTGTGTCCCACCTACCAAAGATTTTGGTAAAGCCTGTGTAGTTTGTGTATTTGTGGAACTCTTGGGAAATACTGCCCCCACTACTCCGCCTACAGTACTTACTGCTGTGGAGATATTAGTTGGGTTACTTAAAATATTAATCGCTTCTTGTTTAAGTCCTTCTTTACTGAGGCCTTTTAAATTTTTATAGGTGTTAACAGTTTTAATAGCAGTACCTAAGAATCCTCCAAAACTTTCAAACGTAGAACCATTAGCTACATCACCAAAGATGCTTTCTAGACCATCTAATACTCCGCCCGGACCAGTCAAGTTAGAAACTCCACCACCTGCCACTGACAGTGGGCTTGGTACTAGGTCGTAGTGCAAGGTAGCAAATCCTTTGGGATTATTAATTGACACATTACCTGCAGAATATTTCACTGCTTCATATTCAAGAGTCATTGTACTTTCTGATGGTTCGTTGGCTGCATAATCCATAGAGCCGTGATTCCATGATTTGATTCTTGGATTAATCAATGTGTATCCTAAAAATCTTTTTCGACTCATGGTATAGATACTAACGGATTTAAAAAATCCCACTGAGATATTGTTGTCCATGCCGTAACGGAAATTATCCAGTGGCGTTTTAGTTGGACGATATTTGTTATCGTTGTAGGCGGCTACTGGGTTTTGTCTATCAGTAACATAATAGCCATAATAGATAGCCCACAGTGCGTTTACAATTCCGGCGTTATCATCATGTAACGTGATACTTACTGGTTCGTAATTAAAGTTTTTGTAAACAATTCTTTTTCTATTGTATTGATTTTTTACAACACTATCAAAACTATACTTAGGTAATTCAGCAGTCTTGACTAGCATGCCCACTTCGTCGCCGTGACGAGCAGTGAATGATGGTGCTTTGTGTGCAGTCTTGTCTATTTCAAATCTAACATAATAGTTAAATTTTGTACGAGGTGATAATCGATAGGTGTCGTCGACAAACAATCGAGTGGCATGCTGCCAGTTACCTACTAGTCCTTTAGGATTAGTAAGTCCGGTACCAACACCATTGAGAAAACGTGTAAATTTATTGGCCATACTAATATTTATGTCACAAAAAAACCCGAACTAATCGGGTTCTTTTGATACTGATAATAATTATTAGCCTTGTGTACCTAGAGCGCCTGTGATTGCTTGAGTAGCAACTTGACGTCCTACTGCTGCACCAATACCACCTTCTAGACTTGTAGCAGTCTTGTCTGCACCCCATTGTTCCATGTTATCGAAACGGATGCTTAATGCTACTGTAGCTTCTTCGTTAGTACCGTATGCTAATTCACCGTAGTCTGCATTCTGTACAAAGCAACCATATAGGTTGATTGTTTCAAGAATTTTTGGTGTTAGGTTAGCGTTACCGCCATCTAGCACTTCAATACGTGTTGTGAATTTGTAATCGATACCTGAACGTGCAGATGCTTGTTCTAGGAAGTCGAATTGTTTCTGTATCTGCTGACCAACTAGTTTTTGTACTTCACCACTAGCATCATCGCGTAATGTTAGTGTGATCATTTCAAACGTTGGCTTACCGGCTAGATATACTTTTGAGTTATATACATCTAATGTAATTTCTTCAAAGTTTACTTTTGGTCTTGTTACATCTTTGACCTGTTTAGTAAGCTCTGTAGCTGCTGCTACACCAAAGCCCAGAAGAGTCACTCTATAGCGATACTTTAATTTCGGCATCAACAGTACTTGCGTACCGCCAGCTGTTGGGACTGATAAATTATTTAATGAGGTAATTGCCATTTTTAAATCTCTCCTGTGTTCTTGACACGCAATGGAATGTAAATGAACTCAACAGCCTTAACTGGTTCGATAGCAATATCTACCCAAAGTTCGTTGCGATCAACTCTCGCTGCGGTGTTATTGGTTTCATCACATACAACTGCAAAGTCATAAAGTGCTCTTAAACCCACTAACTCAAGCAACAAGCTCTCGCAGGCCTGTTTGATTTCGTCTCTGGTAATCTTATCATTGGGTTCAAAGATATATGGACGAGCTAGTTTATTCAATTGACTACGTAGATATACTGTTAAACGTGCTACGTTGATTCTATCCAATGCACTTGCATTTCTTGCACGAGTCTTTTGACCAAAGTTGATTAAACCTACACCGTTAAAGAATGTAATTGGATTAATTTTTTGATCATATAATGTATCACGTTGACCTTCATTTAATGCTACAGTTTGGAATTCGCCTGTTGCACCATCAATATAACCTACTGATGTTGCGTTAGTAATTCCACCACGTCTTGTACCTGCTGGCGCAAACCATGGATAACTTGCATTGTCGCTTAATGCGATTGTTTTCAACATCATATGTGTTGATGGAACAACTGCATTTGAACCACCTAGATCTGTTGTAAATCCGCTTGGATAAAACACAGCTAGATATTCATCATAGGTAACAATACCGTTGTCGTTGTTGTCTACTACTAGTTCTGCATTAGAACCATAGTTAGTTAATGAAGTAGCATCGCTTGGTAAGCGCAATGGTGTGTCGGCGATAACAAACGCTGTAACGCCACGATCGATGTTTAAGTTAACTAGGTTGCTCATTAGCTCAGGATATCCTGGGCAAGCAATTAAGTTAAAGTTGCGACGTTCTTCATCACGTATTTCTTGGCTGGTATCAACTGCACTCTTCAATGCTGCAACAACAACTGAACGCTGTGCTTTGCGTAGGAATGTACCTGAACCATCTTCGTTGTTTGGTGAAGCTGTGACCCAACGATTTTTTTCTGTATAACCAGTCATAGATTCTGCAGTAACTACTGCATTACCTAATGGTGAATTTGTAGAATCATATCTTTCGTTGTCTTTAGTTTGATCTACGTAGTTTACTTCGTATCTCTTAACATTACCATCAGATCTACGAGTGTTCCATAACAGCATACCTTTTGGATACAATGCTGGATCCGGAGCATCTGGATCCAAGTAATTGCTTGATAACAATGCTTGGATTGTAGCTGCTGTGTTACCAGTAGCACCGGTTTTACCCCAACGAGCATCAGCAAATAAAATACCTGCTTCTGTTGTTTGGTCAGTTTTGTCAACTAGTTCCCATTTTTCACTAGCAGGAACACCTTGGATGTTGCTGTTATAGCGATAGATTGTTGGGAAATTTTCTAAATCCGCTGTTGAAATCCATAGGTCGTTGTTAACAAATGTTACTCCGCCTGTGTATGGGTTTGATGCAGATACCTTAGGGCCTGTAGCTGAAGTTGCTGCGAATTCGTCCAAGTACCCAACCCAAGTATTGCCGTTATGTACCATAATATCAATTTCGTTTACTGCAGAATTATACCATAGTTGACCATCTGACGGATCGTTGCTCGGAGCAGATGATGCAGCAAGGAAATCGTTAGCTGCCAACGGCTGCCATCCTGAAGCTACATAGTTTTCTGCTGAACTAGCTGATAGCTGGTAGAAGTTAGCAGTACCTGTTAATGTATCGATATTAAATGGTGCAAACAATGTTGACAGTGCTGTTAAGCTAGCACCACTTGCTGCAAATCTAATTTCACCACCTTGTGAATGTTCGATTACTAGTTCGTTGTCTACAGTAACACTGGCTTCAACGTAACTAGGAATTTCAACTGGATTTGCTGGATCTGAATTATCAAAACCAAAATTCACAATAGCATTAATAGCATCTGCAATTTCTCTTGGAGAATTTGAAACACCAGTAGTTGTTGTGGTTGTAAATGTAATTGTTTTTGACACTAGCGTAGCACTACCTGGAATTGACTGTTTCAAAGTCCAAGCTAAGTTGCCGTTGCCGACTTCTGTAGCTGTGATTGCCTGCGAAGTGATTTTAGTTCTAGCGTTTGCTGATATTGCTCGTTTCCAAACACGGAATGTTGCTGTTTCTGGTGAACTGTCATATCTGCTATCTTCTAATGCGTTAGTTTGAACATATAGTTCATTGGCTGCGATATTTGCGCCACCACCTGAACGATCTAGATAATATAATGCCGCGTGTCCTGATGCATATATCGGAGCATTAGCAGTTACCCATGTTTCAGTAGCTGAATTCCATTTTTTAGCAATCCAACGTGCACCGCTGTTTGGTTCTGTAGTTTTAATCCATACAGATCCAGTTGGGCGGCCGTTAGCTAATGTTCCTGTGCCGTCATCATCGTTATCGCCGATCTTAAATGCTGGAACTGATGTATGTGGTGTTTGTACTAATCTAGGACCATGATATGTACCAGCTGTAATTCCAAACGTTGCGGATACATCTAAAGTACCTGAGGCAAGTGTTATAGCATTGGTTAAGGATGAGTCACCCTCGTTACCTGCTAGATCGCCACCGCCCATAGCATCTGCATCACCATATAGATACAATCTATTGTTAACACTACGAGCTGTAACACCGTTTATATTCAAACCGTTGATTGTGTTTACTACTCCGTCTAGTGTATTATTTGGTGCGCCAGCAACTGTAACCGTAGTACCATTAATAGTAAAGTTTCCGGTTATTGTCGCTGCGACTGATGTAGCGCCTTTGATTGTAGGCCAACTTGCTGCCCACTCTTGACTGCCTACCAGTACCCAAGCACCGGAACTAACTGCTGTACCACCACCTGCGATGTTACCATTGCCTGGTGATTTGTAATAAATTCTTGCGTATTCTTTTGAAGCACTAAATGTACCAGAACCATCTACAGTTTCAAATACTACTGCGTAATCGCCTGTGGCACCGAACGAAGTTTTTGGAACTCCGCCAGTAATATTATCTACATCATCATCTGTTAGTACATGTGGAATCTTAGTTGTGAACTTTTGTCCGCCAACTGCTGTGGCTGCAGAACCGTTCCATTCTTGGATACCCCAAGCTGTAGAACGTGTATCTAACCACCATTGTCCATCATTTGGTAATGCTCCCGGGGCTGATGCTGATGCTTCTAATTCGGTTAAATCTACGTCAGCCCTAACAATAAATGCTGCGTTGGATACTCCTAGCAAACTGTAAGCTGCTAGTAGTCCGTATTCGTTTCGTTCGCCGCCATGTACTGGATTTGAACTTGCTGTCTTTTCAAAGAAAGGTACACCATAAAAATCTACTAGATCTTTCTGGCTTGTCATCTTAAATGCTTTTCCAGCATTTGCTTTAGTTGTTGCAGTGGCAATACCTGTGCCTGCTGCATTTGTCTTATCTTGTCCTGTGGCTACAACGATAAGGGGTGTTGTGCCTGGCTCGGCAGGTGTATACTGACTCTCGTCGATTACCGTAACTTGTACGCCTGGTGATTGAAGTGCCATGTTCCCTATTCTCCTGGTAATAGTTTTGCTCAATGTATTTAGCGGTGTGTGGAGAAATTGGCTCGTTTACCTAACTGAAAAAGGGGTCTAAAAGGTGCAGTTCTTTTAAATATGTATATGAGACCACTGTGCAAATGCGGATTTAGACCCCGTGCTGTAAACTATAAAAA